CCCTTTTTTCTCCGGGCGCAATGTTAGAAACTAAAGTTTTAGTTAATAGATTTGTAAAATGAGGCCAAAATCGAAGGAATTGAAGGAAATGCAGGGAACGTTTGAGCAATCCCGTCCAAATTTAGAGGGTGTTGAGTTTGATTTACTTGAGCGTAACCCGTCCTGTCCTGATAATTGGCCGGATGAGGCTAAAGATATTTGGCGGGACGTTTGTTCTTTTCTGAAAAGCGTCAACCACTTGAGTAAAGCCTATGTTCCGGTGATTGAGGAATACTCATGGGCTGTGTATCGGTGCAGGGTTGCTCGTGAAAAGTTGATAGAAAAATCAGATGACCATTATTGGGAAAAAACGCTTGAAACAAATTCAAAAAGAGTCGAGCGCCTTACGGTTAAATTAGGTTTTAGCCCATTGGATTCCATGAAAGTTCCGAGCAAAAAGAAGGGTGGAGATAGTGAAATGAGCCTAATAGTATGACCCCTGCCGAAAGGTTTGAAATCTTAAAGAAAAAATACCGCTACGATTCGGAGGCGGCTGAAAGCAAAATAAAATTTATTGAGAAGCATTGCAGGCACGTTGAGGGTGACTTGTACGGTCAGCCGTTAGTACTGCCGGATGTTTACAAAGATCAGATTCTAAGACCCATTTTTGGTCTGAAACGGCCCAACGGTAAGCGACTTATCCGAACAGTTTACATCCAGATGCCGCGTAAAAATGCAAAGAGCACTTTGGCTGCGGCTATTGAGTTAGTTCTTCAATACACTGACGGGGAAAACTCGGCACAGATTTACAACTGCGCAGGTAATGACGAGCAGGCCGACTTGCTTTTTAACATCACCAAAAAAATGGTTGAACTTGATCCAATACTTTCGGCACAGTCAGAAATATTCAGGGGGTCTATAACATACCCGAAGCGCAAATCTTTCATCAAAAAGATCACTTCCAAATCAGGAACAAAGCACGGGTTTAACTCGCACGGGGTTATATATGATGAGCTTCACGTTGCGCCTAATGCCGACCTTTACGATACCCTAAAAACATCGTTTGGCCAGCGTTCAAACCCCATGATGGTAATGATTACCACGCCTGGGCATGATAAGCTTTCTTTGTGCTATAATCGCTACGAATACGCGGTAAGGGTGAATTCAGGCATTATTGAAGATGATACGTTTTGGGGTGTTATTTACGAGGCCCCGGAAGGTGCTGACATCTATAATGAAGAAACGTGGGAGATAGGCAATCCGTTGTATAATTATTCCGAAAACTTACGCGAAACCATACGGGATGAGGCAAAGGAAGTTAGCAACGATGTAAGCAAGGAAAACACATTCAGGCGACTAAGGTTGGGCCAGTGGACAAGTTCAGAAATCAAATGGATGAAAACAGAACTTTGGACATCGCTAAAAGGGGAGGTAAGTATTTCAGATTTTAAGGGTATGCCGTGCTGGTTGGGACTGGATAGGTCAAGTACTCAGGATTTAAGTTCGCTTTGTGTTTTGTTTGAAGATGATGGTTTTTTAATACCCTTTTGGTACCTTTGGATTTCGGAAGAAAGCGCGAACGATTCAGAAAAAAAATTTATGATCCCTTACTCGTTATGGGAAAAAGGCGGACATATTGAAATAGTTGAAGGTAACACAGTAGGGGCGCAAGGGCCACGCGCAGCGGTGAAGGCAATAAACGAAAACCATCAGATAGTAATGATGGGGTACGATGAATGGAACACCAGAGATTTAGCCATAGAATTGCAAGAAGAATTAGACATCGAAACAACCATAGAGCGGCAGGGGTTCGGTCTTTCTGTTGGTCTTAAAAAAATAAAAGAGGTTATTACGAAAGGCAATGTATTGCACTCCGGTAATCCTGTTGTTACTTGGACACTGGACAATGTGATGATAAAAGAAAACGATGAACTAAGAATTAAAATAGTCAAGCCAAAAGACTACAAGAAAATAGACCCTTGGGTTAGCTTTGCGATGGCGGTTAGAAGCTGGATAGAGGTAAGGCCGAAGCAGTCAGTTTATTTGAGGCGTGGAGTTATAAGCATATGAAGTTAGAAATTTCTACTGGATCAGTAAAATGGACTATCGAAGCCACTGACGGGATAACATCCGATCAGGTGATAACAGTAATAAATAGTGCGAGCATATCGAGGGAAAAGTTTATAGAGATTTACTACGACTTTTTAACTCAGGAAAAAATTGCAGTGAAGGCTTATGAGCGCACAGAAACCCTACACAAAAATATTTTTGGCGCACCCAAATACTCATCTTACAGTAGCTTCAGGAATGCGAAGTCAGACCACATGAACAAGTAAACTGCTCCAATTTTATGAACTTCATCTCACCTTATCGGGCAGATAAAAACTTAGGCAAAGCATACAATGATGCAATAAAACCGCTTGAAGGCTGGATTTGCATCACTGATTACGATGTTTTATTCCTTCTTCCTGAAACGAGTAGAATAATCGAGGAGTACACGAAAAAATACCCCGAAACTGGAATTTTTACTTGCCTCACTAACAGAATCCACCCACTGGCTAAAATGCAACTAAATGGGGATGTAAGCGAGGATTTTGACGTGCGAAACCACATTGACATAGCTAAAAAATTCAAAGAAAATAGTTTCAAAGTGACCGAAATAACTACCGTAATAAGCGGCTTTTTGATGGTTATTCACAAAAACACATGGAAAGAGATCAGGTTTTCGGAGGACGGTAAGTGTTTAGGTGTTGACAATGACTTTTCCAGAAATGTTTTGAAGTCAGGCCGTAAGATTTATCGTATGGACTCGGTTTACGTATTCCATATTTATAGATCATTTAACATAAAAGATAAACAACACTTATTTTGACGGTCTATACCGCAATATTTGGTCCCGTTGATGACCTTAAAGACCCTTTTGTTGTTACTGAAGGCTGGAAATACATTTGCTTCACCGATCAGGATTTTAAAAGCGATGTTTGGGAGATCAGGAAAGTTCCGGTGATGCCGTGCGGCCCACAAAAGACGGCAAGGTTTTACAAGATTATGTTTCCAATAGATGATTCAGAATCTATTTGGGTGGATGGTACATTTTTTATCAATATTGATCTAAACAAATGGTGGGAAAGATTTCAGTACCCGTTTACAACTATTAAACACCCATTTGACAAGTGCGCTTACATTGAATCGAGAAGTTGTATTAAGCTTGGCAAGGATGCTTTGGCAGTTAAAAATCAAATTGACTGTTATCGTAAACTAAGACTACCGAAAGAAAACGGACTGATAGCATCCGGGATACTTATGCGTAAGCGCACACCGTTGGTTATGGAATTTTGTAAGTTGTGGTGGCAACAAGTTTATATGTTTAGCGCAAGAGATCAGATCGCTTTTGCTTTTGCTGACTTTAAAATGCCGAACATACACAATTCAATAGAATGGGACTACACAAAGAGAGATGAGTTTATCCACGTTCCTCACCTAACAAAAAAATGGAGGACTGGCAGGCTGCAAGAAATTATACAAAAGTATGGTAGCTACAAAAAATGAAATTACAGGCCGATGGACACTTTCAGGAGTTGAGCCGTCCGGTGAAACTTTCTCAAAAATTGTTTCGATGGTAAGAAGCGGACAAAGATTTAAGTTTGCCCGCTATGGAGATGGGGAAATAAACTGCATGAATGGCAAACAAGGGCGCAACTGTGACAGCCATGAGTACTACACCGATTTAGGTAAAAGATTAAGAGAAACAGTAAAAAAAGAACCTGATTACATGGTTGGCATCCAGCCGTTAGCGATTTCGCACATGGAGGAATCAGTAAAAAAATACTTTGGCCACTTTAAAACACTTTACGATTCAGACGCTATCCATTCAGCAAGTATTGACGGACGTATGGGCGAACTTTTTGAAGCTTTGAAGTTAAGAAAGGTTATTCTGGTGGGGCCTTCTCACTTATTTGATATGGGTGAGTGGGCGCATATTGTTACACCAGATCGTAATTGTTGGCTTCAATACGAGGAAATAAAAAAACAAGTATTAATACACGCGGAGCCTGATAATGTTGTTCTGTTGTGTTGTGGCATGATGGCGGAAGTATTGTTGCCAGAGATAGACGCTACCGTAATAGACATCGGGTCAGCTTTTGACCCATACGTGGGAGTTTTTTCGAGAAGTTATCACCATAAATTGAAGTTGTGAATTACAAAGACATTCCAAGTTACTGCGATTACCATGAATTTTACCGAAACGCTTTTAATGCGTTGCCTGATGGTGCTGTTATGGCTGAAGTTGGCGTTTATCTTGGTCATTCGGTGGTTTTTATGGCCGAACTTGCCAAAGAATCAGGAAAGAATATTACTATTTACGCGGTCGATACTTTTGAAGGCAGCGAAGAACACAAGCGTAAAGGGATTACTAACTTTTTGGAGCAGTACAAGCGTAACGTAAAGCCTTACGAGAAATACGTTGTAACTTGTATCGGAAAGAGTACGGAAGTAGCTAAAACCCTGAAAGTAAATTTTGATTTTGTGTTTTTGGATGCAGCACATGACTATGAAAGCGTAAAGGCCGACATTGAAGCGTGGGGGCCAAAGGCTAAAATTCTGGCCGGACATGATTATAACAAAATGTGGCCAGGAGTTGTGAAGGCAGTTGACGAATTAGTTCCTGATAGAATTTTAACAAGTAAAAGTGTTTGGTTATCAAATGTTTGGTAGGAAATCTTCATCATAACTTTGGAAAAAAATGGAAGAAAAAAAACGCTACGATTTAATTAATTTTTTAATAAAAAAATACAATCTTAAATCCTACTGTGAGATTGGCACACAAAGCAGGGCGCAAAATTTTGATAAGATAGAATGCGCTAAAAAATACTGCGTAGATATAGACCCAAAATCCAATGCTGACTTCATTGGGTCATCTGATGATTTTTTTAAGCAGTTAAACCGCAATTATGATTTATATTTTATAGATGCAAGCCATATTGCAGAAGACGTTAAAAGAGATTTTGAAAACTGTGTACGTCACTCAAATAATAATACATTCATCGTACTTCACGATTGTAACCCATTAAAAGAGGAACATACGATAGTACCACGCCCAACCGAGCGCGGCCATTGGCAGGGTAGTGTTTATAAATTCATAATCGAAGAACTTCACCTATATTACAAAAAATACAAAACGGTTGATATAGATTGTGGATGCGGGGTTTGGAACAATTCAGGCGAGGATATTTTAAAAGACGGAAATTATCCTATTAATAATTGGGATTCATTTAACGCAAACCGCAAAGAACTTTTGAACCTAATCTCTTGGGAAAAATTTGTAAATGCTTAGTGTTCTCGTTCATTCATTCGATAAATACCGGTTCCTTTGGGATGGGTGCGTAAAGTCTTGGCCGTCCTTATCAGTTCCGATGTACTTCGGTACGGATATACCAACAAACTACGATTTTAAACAATTTTCGCCTATTTATTCAGGTGAAGGAGAGTGGTCAGATCGTTTAACTAAACTTTTAGTTCAAATAAAAACGCCCTATGTTTTGTACGCACAGGAAGATCACTGGCCGACCTTGCCACCGCCAGACTTAAAGGCTATGATGCGGATAGTTAAAAAACACAACTTGTTACGGCTGCATCTTGGTCAGGTTAATCAATACTACAAGTTAAAGAACAATTTCTTTGAACCTGATTCTAAATACTTAGTATCACATCAGCCTTCAATATGGGATAGAAGGTTTTTTATTTCGTGCCTAAACCCAAACGAAACTCCGTGGGTTAATGAGTACGAAGGGACAAAAAGAATTCTATTCAAGCATCCAAAAAGAATAATGATTTACCCGTGCGATTGGTACAATCACAAGTGCGTTAAAGGTAAATTAATCTAACAAAGATTAGTAAACCAAACTAACTAAATCATTAGTTAAGTTATTGGAAATTTGGCGTGTGAGTTTCTTACGCCACATGCTATCGTATTTTTACCCTGAACTTCGTAGTTTAGAAAATCCTGCCGTGCCTTTGAGCATGTTTCCTGAAGATCGTAAAACATCTTCTGGGATTTCGATCAACGAAGAATCTTCGTTGTCCATCGCCACGGTTTATTCGTGTGTGAAGGTGCTATCAGAAACGATGGCTCAAATGGACTTAGAAGTGGTTGAAAAGGTCGGCAAAACTACGAGAGCCAACACAAACCATCCTAACTACTGGATTTTACACGCTGAACCATCACCATATTTTAACAGGTTTGAATGGGTTCAGGCAATGATGGCTTACGCTCTTTTGTGGGGTAACGGCTATTCAAAGATTATCCGTGATCGGTTCGCCAACGTAAAGCAGTTTAAAATTATTCCTTCGTGGGAGGTGGTGCCAAAGATTACTGAACGAGGTAAATTGTACTATGAATGGCAGCACGAAAAAGGTACGGAAGTAATTCTGGCCGAAGATATGTTCCATTTAAAAAATCTTGGAACCAACGGGATAGTAGGGCTTTCACCGATACAGATTCAGCGCGAAAATCTTGCCAACTCCATCGCAAAGATAAACCACGAAGGTGCGTTTTACTCCAACGGAGCGAAGGCTTCTGGTATATTGATGACGCCCGGAACGCTTGGCAATAAAGAGCAGCAGAACCTTAAGAACTCATTCGAGAAAGAAAACTCAGGTTCAAAGAATCGGTTCAAAACTATAATCTTAGAAGAAGGCGTTAAGTACCAACAGCTTACTATCCCGCAAAATGATGCGCAGTTTTTGGAATCCAAGAAATTCGAGCAAACGGAAATTTGTGGCTGGTATCGGGTGCCACCTCACAAGGTAGGAAACCTACAAGATGCGAATTATTCAAATATTGATGCGCAGGAAAGAAGTTTTGCAAAAGATGGAATTGTTCCGTGGGCTATACGATTCCAGCAGGAGTTAGACCGCAAGATTTTCTTTGATGCTGAGCGGGCTAAGTTCATGAGCCAGTTTAATCTTGATGACCTTATAAAAGGTGACATGAAAACAAGATACGAAGCATATCAGATGGGTATCAATGCTGGTTTTTTGAAACCGATATGGGCAACAGAGGCCGAAGGCTATCCAACAGAGGACGCGAAAGAAATTGACAATTTCTTCATGAATGGGGCAAACAAAAGTGTTAAGCAGATTTTAACAGAGAAAGTAAACGCAAATCCGCAATGAAAAAATACATACCGGGACAGATAAGGGCTTTTGATCGCAGCAAGGCTGAGGAAACGCGGACTGTTCAGTTCGTCATCAGTTCTTCCGACAAGGATCGTCACCGCTCCGTGGTAAACATGGATAACTGGAATTTAGAAAACTTCAACGCTAACCCAATAGTTGGCTATCAGCATAACGTTTACGGGGGCAATATGTGTACCCCTGATGATCCCGATGATGTGATCGGAAGCGGTCGCGCATGGGTTGAGGAGACTAATGGCAGAAAGGAATTGATTGGCGAGGTTACATTCGAGCCAGCAGATGTAAACCCAAAAGCTGAAAAGATTTTCAGAAAGGTATTAAACGGAACACTTCGCGCTACGAGTGTGGGGTTTCTTGAGATGGGTAAAGGTGAGCTTAAAAAGCAGACTGATAATCAGGGAAATGTAATTGATCAGACATATTACTTTGCTGGTCAGGAGTTGATTGAGTTTTCAATTGTAAACATCCCATCAAACCCTAAAGCATTAGGGCGCTCCCTTGATGTTCAAGAAGACTGGGCTTTGCAATACCTGCAAAGATTCATGCCAGAAACTATGAGCATTGCGCAGTTAAAAAACATGCGTGTAGCTGAAGTTTTTGAAATGATAAAAGGGAAAATAGAAGTAAAAGAAACCGAAACCGGTGAAGATAAATCTTCGCACAGCCGCAGACTACGTGAATTAAAACTTAAACAAATTAAACAAACAAACTATGGCAATTAAGGCTAAAAATCTTCGTCAGGAAGCGAAGAAGTTAGAGGCAAGGATGCAAGAAATCCTTACCTCAAGTGAAAAGGCCCTGTCGAACGAGCAGGAAGCCGAATTTGACAAACTGCATGATGAATCAGAAAAACTGATCCGTCAGGCTGAAAAGATTGAACGTGTTGAAAAACTTCAAATTGCTTCTGAGGAATCTGAAGAAGTTGAAACCCCTCAAGTGCGGTCAGTTGAAAAGCTGAACCCAGAAGAAAAGAAAAAAGCTGAGGACATCGCAATGCGCTCCTATCTGAAAACGGGTAGCGTACCTCAGAACCTTCGTTCGATCATGGCCCCAACAGCCGGAGAGAAGGACGATAATTCAATGATCGAAAAAGCATTGAAAGATTTGGGATTGGAATATCGCGCTACACAATCAACCTCAAACTCAGCCGGTGGTTACACTATCCCGCGCGGGTTCATGGCTGAACTGGAAAAAGCCGTGCTTGCTTACGGTGGAATGTGGGAATCTTCTCGAATCGTAAGAACCGAGAAAGGAAACGTAATGGATTGGCCCACCACAAACGACACTGCCAACAAAGCTTACTTGCTGTCAGAGAGTGGTGACGCAAGTTCTGCCGCTACTGCGGTAACGTTCGGAACTCAGCCTTTCGAGGCTTACAAGTACACTTCAGGGCTTATCCAAGTGTCAACCGAACTGATCGAAGATTCTGAATTTGATTTGCCTTCTGAACTGGTTAACATGCTGGCAGAACGCATTTGGAGAGGTACTAACGAAGCCTTCACGACTGCTGACGGTTCTTCTAAGCCTCACGGTATCATCGCTGCCGGTAACGCTGTTTACGGTGGTTCGACCTCAAGCGATACTGCTTTGGTTTATGATGACTTTGTAAACCTTGAGCACTCTGTTGATCCTGCTTATCGCAAGATGCCTGGCGCGGCCTTCATGTTCCATGATTCTGTTTTGCGGGAAGCAAAGAAGATTAAGGATAGCCAAAACCTTCCTATCTGGAATCCGGGCCTAATGGCGGCAGGCGCGCCCTCTACCCTGTTAGGGTATAAGTATGTTATCAATCAGGACATGCCTATTTTCTGGGGCGGTAACGCTACGGACAACGACACCGACAAATCATTACTTTTTGGTGATTTGAGAAAGTACATCATCCGTCAGGTGCGCAACATGCGTATCGTTCGCTTGAATGAGCGCTATGGTGAACTTGACCAGACCGCGTTTGTTGTGTTCTTCCGCGTTGACGGTGATCTGTTGAACGCTGGAACAAACCCTGTTAAGTACTTACGTGTATCTGCTACCTAATGCTTAGTAAGTTTCAGATAACAAGCGGGCCATCGTCTGAACCTGTTTCTTTAGAGGAACTTCAGACGCACCTGCATTTTTCCACTGATGACAGTTATCTGAACTCACTAATAAAAGCAGCGAGAATAGCAGCCGAACACTATACAGGACGGGCGTTTATAACACGTACAGTAAAAGCTTTTGCAGATGGATGGGAGAGCAAATTAGTTCTCCCATTCCCAAAAGTAACAGCGATAACAAGCGTAAGTTATTACAACGATGATGGAGTACTAACACTACTTTCAGAAGATTACTATTGGAAAGAATTGAATTCAGAACCAGCAGCAGTAATAAGAAAGTATGATGTTACCTATCCTGAATTACAGGACGGAAGACCATCAGCAGTTGAGATAGTTTATACAGCAGGTTATGGCACTGCAAGCGATGTGCCGGAGGACATTAAACACGCAATCAAGTTGATTGCTACTGATTATTTTGAACACAGGGGTCAGGTAGTTATAGGAGGTGTTAACAGAATACCGCAACACCTAACATACTTACTTCATCCTTATAAAATTTACAACTTTTGAAAATTCACGTAGTTATACCACTATGGAAAAGACCAGAAGTAACCAAGTTTTGTTTTGATAGATTTTTCAAATCAAAACATGATGTTAAAGTTACTTGTGTTATAAGCGAAGATGAGTATAAAAAAGTTTGTGAAGATTATGGATTTGATTGGGTTTGGGCTGAAAACAATCCATTAGGGGACAAGATCAATACAGGAATTAAAAAAGCATTGGAAAGCGAATTTGATTACCTGATGATGATGAACTCAGACGATGTTATAAGTTCAGAACTGATAGACAAAGTGTATGAGCCGTATTACGGAAAGCCGTTCTTTGGAATAAACAGAGTTACCTATGTGAACTTCAAAACAAATGATGCACTGGACTTTCAGTACTCGTTTACAGTTTTGGGCATAGGCAAGATGATCCGCAGGGATGTTGTAGAAAACGCTTTCAAAGGACGCGGATGGATTTACAGGCCCGAGCTGAATAAATGCCTTGATGATACGATGATGGACGGATTGATACGGCACCAGAATGTATTTCCGGTAATAGTTCAGTACGATGGTCAGCTTGCGTGGGACTTTAAAAGCGAAACAAATATCTGGCCGTGGGAGCATTTTAAAAAGAAAGGTAAACCGGTATGCTACAAAGCCGCATAAGAAGGGGAGAAATGGATAGGCGTGTTACTTTAGTAAGAGAAGTTACGCTAAAGAATAATTTCAACGAACCCGAGCGACAAAGTTGGGAGATGGTTGCCACTTTTTGGGCTAAAGTAAAACACTCAAAAGGACGCGAGGTAGTGATTGCGGATAGGATAACTGCAGTAAGAGATGTTATGTTTTATATCGACTATCGTGAAGATTTAAAACAATGGGATAGGATAATACTTGAGGCGGTGCCGTATGAGATTATTTCGATAGCACCATTTGAGGAAAGTCGTAACCGGTATTTGGAGATTACTACACAATTAGTTGACAACGAAGAATGGACATAGGATTTAATTTAACGGGAGTAAAAATAGGATTTAATTTAACGGGAGTAAAAGAGCTTAACGATGTGTTTAAAGGCATGCCGTTGCAAGTTACCCATAGGGTTATGCAGGCTGCCAACGCAGACGCAGCTAAGATTCTCGTAAGTAAAGCCAAGTCACTTTCGCCAGTTAGAAGCGGAGGTTTAGTAAACTCTATCGGAACGGTAAAGCCTTCTTTCAGGAGAAGTAACGAGATAGGCGAAGTACACACGGGGCCGAGGCGCGGAAGATACAAAGGTTACCATGCGCATTTGGTTGAGTACGGAACCAAGAAAAGAAAGCGTGGAGGAATTATGCCGAAGCGACCATTTATGAAACCTGCATATATGGCAACTCACAACCAAATCTTAACTAACATAAACGAAAAGATTGGTGCAAAGCTTACTGGTTTTATGCGCAGAACATTGAAGAAAGGGGGATTAACTTATGCTTAACGCAGCTATTGATATTCTTATAAACAACAGTACAGTAGCTAACCTACTCGGTACAGATATTGACGGTGATCCAAAAGTTTACGCCAACATCTGCCCACAGGTTGAGAAGTTTCCATACGTTGTTTTAAGGATTAGTGCAAGAAGGCCGGAGGACTGTAAAGAAAATATGCCGACTGATTATACTTATAATTTTTCAGCGTATTGCTATTGTGACAGCTATGCAAAAGTTGATGCACTTAGTCGCTCGGTAGAGATGGCATTAAGTAGGGAGTCTGGAAACTTTGATGGTGTTAAAATAACAGAGATACGCTATTTAGATATGGCCGATGAAGCAGTTGAGATTTCAAGTTCACAGGTTTTACACGCCAGACGTGTTGACTTTGAAGCATTGGTAGATGAGAATACGGCTACTTAAGAGCATCCAAACACAGGTAAAAAAATATCCTGTTGGAACGGTAATAAGACACCATCACTGGAAACAGTTGGTGTATGAAGGTAAAGCAGAAATTTATAGCGGTAAGATGCCGCCAAAGAAAATGAAAACAAATTTTTTTAAACCTAAATAAATATGGCAGCAGTAAAAGGAAATGATGTGCTCGTATATATTGATAACGTAGCCATCGGTTGTTTAACCAACTGCACGTTTACATCCAACGGAGCACCGATTGATGTAACGTGTAAAGATGATGACGGGGCACCTCAGAGCCTACCCTCAAAAGGCCCGTGGAGTATATCTTTTAACGGTAACTTCAAAACAGATTCATCCACAGGGCTTGAGGAGCTTTTAGGCATCCGCAAAAACCAGACTTTGGTACAGGTAAAGTTTGGCGGTGATGATTCAGGTGATCTTTTCATTATCGGAGCGGCTTACCTGAATCAGTTAACATGGGAAGGCCCCCTAAATGCTATATCGACTTTCTCAGGACAATTTGATGGTGATGGCGATTGGGATTATGATACAACCACGTAAGGTTTTTGAATTTGACTTGGGCCGTAAAGTAGGGTTCAGATTTAATCTTCTAACTCTTGGTAAGGCCGCTAAATATTCTGGATGCTCTGTTGATGAGGTTCAGAAAAAAATGGGCCTTACCCTGAAAAAAGAAGGAGAAAACTATATCCAAGAGCAAAAGCCTGACATCGAAGTATTTTGTAATTTCTTTTTTGCGGCAGCGGAGAACTACGCTATCTCAAAAAACATTGCAATAGACTTTGACGCTCAGGATGTTTCTGATTGGATTGAAGCTGTTGGAGAGGCAAGCATTCAGGAAATGATTAATGCTGCATTCTTTACACCGATACTAAAAAACACGGAAGCCCCTCAGACGGAGGGGCAATAGAGTTTAACGATTTAGTTCTGACAGCTTGTTGTGATTTAGGATTAGAATTAGATCAGTTTTATGATTTGAGCCTTTACGAATGGTGTTTAAAATTAGAACACTATTACAGGTCAGAAAAAAAAGAAAATGAGTTAAAGTGGGTTCATACGCGGGAAGTTATTGCTGCTTTGCTTAATACCGTCAGGGACTCATCAAAAAAACCAGAACCATTTAAAGGCACAGATATAATAAAGCTATCATTCGATGAAGAAAAGCCGGTAGATTTAAAAAAGGCCGAGGAAGATAATGCGGAATATTTCAGACGAGTAAAGAAGAAATTCAATGGCAAAAAATGACATATTAGCTTCGATGCTCGTTAGGATAACGGCCAACTCCACGCAGTTTTTAGCGGAGATGGCTAAGGCTAACGCTGGCACGGCTAAATTTCAGAGTTCAGTTATAGCGGCTGGCAAATCTTTGGTTGCTGGTTTTGGTGCTTATCAGGTTATAGGAGCCATAAGAAGTGCTATCGGTGTAATGGCAGACTTTGAGGTTCAGATGTCAACCGTAAAAGCAATTACAGGAGCAACCGGAGACCAATTTAAAGAACTTGAAAAGAACGCTTTAGATTTAGGGCGTTCTACACGATACACCGCTACACAGGTAGGAAGTTTACAGGTTGAGTTTGGCCGGTTAGGGTTTTCATCGAAAGAGATTATTAATGCCACAAAGGCAACGCTAAATCTTGCGACTGCATCAGGTTCAGATTTGGCTCGTAGCGCAGAGATAGCCGGTTCAACACTTCGGGCTTTCCAGATAGACGCTAAAGATATGAGCCGCGTTACCGATGTAATGGCGGCAGGCTTCAATACATCAGCATTAGGCCTGGACAACTTTGCAGAGTCGATCAAATACGTTTCTCCTGTTGCTAAGGCCGTTAACGTTTCATTGGAGGAAACTACGGCTATGTTAGCCGTACTTGCGGACGCTGGAATAAAAGGCAGTCAGGCCGGTACTTCTTTAAGGAGAATATTTACTCAGCTAACAGCAGACGGAAGGCCACTTGCTGAAAGAATGGGTGAGCTTGCCGCGAAAGGAATAACGCTCGCAGATGCAAATGACGAAGTAGGACTTTACGCTCAAACTGCCTTATTAGTTCTTGGCAACCAAAACGAAAAAGTAAAAGAGCTAACCGAAACATATAAGAAAGCCAACGGGGAAACTCAACGTATGGCTGACATTATGGAGGACAACCTTACAGGTGATGTAACCAAGTTAAGTAGTGCTTGGGAAGGGTTAATCCTAAACGGTAAGGGGCTTAGTTTGGTTCTTCGTGAAATAACTCAAGGACTAACAAACTTTGTAACTGAGATAAGCGGGGCGGATGCGCGGAGGATGCTTGAATTTGAGAAGCGACTTAAGGGGATATCAAATAACCTGAATGAGTTAAAAATAACAGAAAACAGTCCAAGGATACGGTCTTTAATAGATGAAGCTAAAGAACTTGGTGTAGAACTACATATCGCAAAAAATGAATTAAATCAGGTAACAGGAATTTACAAAATTGTAAGAAGCGGCCTCGTTGGGCCACAGAGCTCTGGAGGCAATGTGGCTATGGAAATTGGATCAAAACTTTTTTCCGACTACCAACAAAAAAGAATACAGGATTATTTAAAAGAGCGTGAGATACAGCTTCAAATCCTAAAAGACACATACGAAAGAGTACAACTTGAAAGAAGTATTTCTGATGCTTTAAAAGCACGTATAGAAGACACAAGCAAAACACGATCTGATTTAATGAGTCAATTCGGTATCGGGGGTGATGGGAAGTCTTTTGATGCATCTGATCCTATGGGGTACGTTTTCGAGCCTTCTGACATGGAAGAGCAGGTTTCTTTCTATGAAGAAATGGGTGAAACTATCGAACAGTTTACAGAAAGAATTTTAAAAAATAAACAAGCCACAGAGCAATCACAATTAGCTTGGCTAAACTTTTCGTCATCTGTTGCTGATTCTATTGCCAATGTTATAAAAAGTGATGAATCTTTAGGCAAATCAATTGCAAAAGTTACCGCTTCTGTTCTTAACGCAGCCGAGCAGAGAATTGCAGCTTATTTAGGTGAAGGTATCGCAAAAGCATTTGCTATAAATCCGGTCGCTGGTATAGCTATTGCCACAATTGGACTCGGTGTAATAAGAGGTCTTTTGAGTAAGGTTGGAATGGGTAGAGGTGGCGCAGGTGGCGGAATGTCTTCTGGCAGAGTGAATAATGAAGTTTACGGAGGGGGAGTATCAGGATTACAAAACTCAACACCAAACATAACAGGAGTAATAAGAGGTGAAGACCTTTGGGTTGTTCTGCAAAATTATCAGCGTAATAACAAATATACTTCTGCACTTGGCTAAGATAAAAATACATACTATACAATTTTTACAGAACTATGAAGAATATTCATTAGGTGATATTATAGACGTTTTTGTAGAAACAGATGATGTCACACTTGGCGGGTTTACTAATTCAGACGGTGTAACTTGCGAATTAAATGGATCTCCTCTTTTGTCTGGTAGTTTTCTTCCATTAATAGGGTCGAATGTAATATCTGTAAATCAACTTTATCAACAATTCTGCTCATCAACAAATCTTGTTCTACCAAGTTATTTTATTGTATTCCCTTATGGTGTTTACTCGACACTTCCAAACCATTATTCGTGCGCTATTAATTCACCCACTTGCGATCTTATAGTAATCGGAACACCAACAATAACGCCAGCATCAGGCGAACTTGTTGCAGACGGAATAATAATTGTTAACGCTCAGTCATCAAATCCAATTCAATATGCTTTAGCTGATTTTGTTTATGGAGATGGACAGGCATCAAATATATTTGTGGTTATTCCTGGCACTTATCGAATATTTCTAAGAGATAGTGCAAACTGCGGAGCCAATCTACTGGTTACGGTTGGATTTACTAATGAGTTTGGAGTTTATTACAGATATGAATATGATGACATTGCCGGCAGAGAAACAAGGGTTGACATTCTTAAGCGTGGATATGTTGGTGATCTATCAATAATAAAAGGTGGAAGGAATGCAATAGAGATAAGCCTTAGAGGCGGAGGGAGTGTTGACAAATTTGAACCGGTATTATCAACAAATACGGACTTAAACTTGGTATCCGAGCAGGATGAATACTTTACCGAACTATATACTAACGATCGGAATCTATACCAGATGCGGTATTATAAAGAAGGTGTATTAAAGTGGGTTGGTAAAATACTTCCGTTCTCATACATGGACGAGTTAAAACATCCGCCTTACTATCTAAATGTAAAAGCAACAGACGGGATACCTTACTTAGATGAGTACTATTTAATTCAACAGGACGGACAGAAGTTTTACGGGACAGTTAGCCTTGTTAAATTAATAGCCTACTGTTTAAGCAAAACCGGAATTGAATTAAACATACGCGTTGGCGTAAATCTTTACGCTGAAGACATGGATCAGGACGATGAAGACGATCCTTTAGATCAGGCGTATTGTGATTATGAGTTATTCTATCTGGCCACGCAAGAACCTACTCTTGATTTTGTGCTAAGAAATATTCTTAAAACTTTTAAAGCGAGATTAATACAGTGGGATGGCGTTTGGAATATTGTAAGGGTTGAAGAATTATCTACCATATACGATTACAGGGAGTTTGATAAAAATGGAGACTACCTATCACACTCAACCTTTAACCCGCTAAAAGATGTTGAATATCCTGATCAAAACGGATTGATGTTTACGGGATTCCCTTCACGGGAAATAACACCGGGATATGGTCAGGTAAAAACATTTTACAAACTCGGATTAAAGCCTAACATTATAGACAATGGTGATTTCAGGTTAAAAAGCACATTTGTTCCATCTTTTAATACCTACACGTTTGAGGTAAACACCGATAAATTTACTTTAGTAAATGCTGGTTATCCGCTAACACAGGGTTATGAAAAAATAGATGATGGCAACATAGCTTATTGGATAAGTGGCGGAGAAGAAATGCTATTCAACACATCATCGGGTGATGCTTACCTGCAAAGCAATACTTACAATGTTGCTATGGGTGTTAATAACACTCTTAAGATACTTTTAAGATATAAAATAAACAGAAGCACGGTTACTTTTGCCGGCAATTCATATTCGGTAGAAAATCCTTATGTTAAACTAAGGTTTCGGGTTAAATGGGACAACTATTACCTACAGGCAGACGGATCGTGGACAACTAATGTAAACGTAATAGAGGTCTTTGTTACAACTTACAACGAATATCAGGAAACAGAAATAGTCGCTCAATCACCACCTGATGGTAATTTAGGTGGCGATCTTGATATAAGGGTTTATCATGCTTATGCGTTTTGGGCTAAATACCAAAGTATAGCTTCCCTTAAAGCGGTACAAACAATAGACGGAGTAATAACAGACCCAGATGATATTGTTATTCCAACTGGATATAGAACAGAATTAAGGGATGATTTTACAGCGCCTTCATACATACACTATTACGAACTTCAAGAAACAACAGAGGCAGAAAACGGTTATTTAATTATAAGACCAACTGATTACCACTCAACGACAAACCCACGGCAATGGGTGAGGGTTAACGTTACTTATGTTGGTGCGCCCGTAGGAGCCAATGTGTTTACTTTGTTTTTGGACAGGATCAAGGTAACATACTTACTTGACGGAAAAGAACCACACGACACCATAATAAGAGCCGCCAAAGCAGAGCCTTTAAATAACGCCATACTTGAGGATGAGATTATAATGGGTTCAGAATCTTCATTGATAGTGAGCGAAACAAATTTTAGTATTGATCTTGGCGCGTTTTTCCCTAACGCAGAACCCGGAATTACCATAACAACGGTAAACGTTTTGTCAAGCAGGTTAATTTATACAGGGTGGCTTAGAGATTCGGCTGGCAACGGATTTGAATTTTGGGCCAGAGATGCTTTTTCGGAACGGGAGCTACTGCACGTAATCAACAACAGGCAGTTAGCGTCACAGTACTACAAGTCTTGGCAATTATTGAGGGCTTCAATAATTTCAAAAACAGACTATTTTGGGTTTTTAAATACCCTCAGAAACCCGAATGCCTCAGATATACTTTATATACCAATTTCAGGAAGAATTAAGGATAGAGATTGTATATTTGATGGTGAGTTTTTAGAGTTGATAGATGCAACATCTGGTGGTATTTCTGGATTTGGTTTTACTAAAGGA